ACCGCTTATTCCACTCCTTTTGGATGCTCTACTTCCCGTATTTAATGATCTGGTAACAGCCATTGTTCCAGTAGTCATTACGCTTGCTGAACTTCTTATTCCAGTAATTCAAAAACTAGTTGAGTACCTAGGCCCACTGATTGCTATTTTAATTGGACAGCTGGGTCCAGTATTTATGATCCTTGTTCAACAAATGATGCCATTTATTGGACTACTCATTGACACACTCATCCCAGCTTTCTTGAGGATAGTGGAAGCTATTATGCCCATAGTCTTCACTATTATGGATCTAATGCTTCCGGTAATTCTCCAGCTTATGGATTCCCTCCTCCCACTGATAACTATGATTATTGAGGCTCTTGTTCCAGCGTTTATGGCAATTGTTGAAGCAATTGTTCCCCTGATTGAGTTAATTCTCCCCCCTCTAGTTGCTCTATTTGAGCTTCTCATGCCAATTATTAAATTTGTTGCTGATCTTTTGCTGGGGCCACTTTCTTTTGCCATCGGAATAATATCAGGACTATTTCAAATATTAACTGGAGACTTTGAAGGTGCAGGTAAAACTTTCCAAGGTGTATTTGAAGGAATGCGCGACTTTGGTAAAAAGATTGTTAATGATCTGATCGGTATCTTTGAAGGCATGATCAACTTTGTTATTGATGGATTTAATCGAATGATTAGTTTTATTAATAGCCTAGAAATTGATGTCCCGGATTGGGTCCCCGGTATTGGTGGCCAAACCCTAAGCCTAAATATTCCAAGCCTTTCTAAAGTTTCTATCCCACGTCTTGCCCAAGGAGGTGTGGTCCCCGCCCGTCCAGGTGGTACCCTCACTCAGGTGGCCGAGGCGGGCCGGCCCGAGCGGATCGAGCCTCTTGATGCGAACGGCATGTCTAAGCGTGACCGATTCATTGTTGATCTGATTAAATCCCAACAGGGTGATCAAAAAAGTATTAATATTACAGTAAACCCGTCTCCGGGTATGGACGAACAAGCACTGGCACAAGCCGTGTCTCGTCAATTGGCTTTTGAAATGCGTAGAGGTGCAGTTTACTAATGGCTAGACAAAATCTGCTCCCTAATCCAAACTTTTCCCTCACCAACGGGTGGAAAGGTCGTGAAACCGCTACCATTTCCTATACTCACTATCTCGGTAGAACATGTGTAGAAGTAACTAAGGGAGCTACCCCGTTTTCGGGCATTGAAACTATTGATTACATCCCCGTAATTCAAAATCCAGCAAATCTCTCCTATTCATATTCTGCCTATATATACATCCCCACCGGACAGCCTTCGGGTACATACGTTGTTTCAATTGCTTGGTATTCTTATAGCTCCGGTACTTACACTCAAATCACAGAAACTCAATCTGATTCAGTAGTTCTTAGCGCAGGTCTTGGTACATGGACTAGATTAACCCAGGTGACAGCAGCACCTAATAATGCAACCCACGCAAAGTTTCGTGTATATCAAACAAATACAGGATCAGCGGGAGCAAAATTTCTTGTAGATTACGCACTATTTGAACAATCTAGCTATGTTGGCGCATTTATTGATAACCTCACCCAGGGGCAAGAGACACAGATTGTTGACCGAGCACTCTCGGTATATGACGACGACTCTCACATAACTAAGCTGCAACTCAATGCGGATGTTCAAATTGGAGATTTTGTCTTCAATACAATTGATGAAGATCAGATTATATGGATCTGTACCGACATCGAGGGGTGGTGGAGTACTGCTACTCCAGAGACACCAAACATCCCCAGAGGTTTTCAAGATGGATCCTATGACGTATCAGGTAGATATGCTGCAAGAGAACTCACTTTAACCGGAGTATTTATTCCGCAAGGCCCTACTGATGTGGGACTTGCTAGACAAAAACTTCTACAAGCGATTGACTTAGTTCGTCAGGGTGCATGGCTGCGAACAAGTGAGGAGCCGACAAGAGCATCTTTTGTTCGTCTCACTGGTAGACCACAAATTCAAACAATGAATGCTCGAGGTAGGACAGAATTTTCTATTCCTCTTCGAGCTGGCGATCCGATTAAATACAAATGGGATGATACCAAGATCGATGGAATTGCATCTCAAAAAATAAATCTTGCCTCAAAAGCTCCCGATGACTATGGCAGCCTAACAATTGTAAATGAAGGTGATGCTACCGTCACAGCAAAGTTGATATTCACTGGCCCCCTCGGGTTGGGGTCTACGGTTGAGGTGTACCACGAAGATACTGGCACAACTGAAACAATGACGCTTATCGAACCTCTACGTGGTAAAGGTCCCGTTGCCACGGTCACTGATATTGAAATCACAGACAATATTGCTCTTGTTACTACACAAGAAGCTCATGGTTTATCTATTGGCGAGATTGTATCTATTGTTTCTACAGCAAATGATGATGTGAATACTACTTCGGCCACGATAACTTCAGTCACAGACACACTTCCATATACCCTCAGTTTTAAAATTGATCACCCTGTTGATGACTATGCCAAAGCTTCTTCCGGTGGATCTGTAAATTTAGTATCAGAAGATTTGATGGTAGTTGATACGTACCATAGAAACGTCAAATTAAACGGTGACGAAACGGGATATAGATCAAAGTTAGATACTTTGACTGACTGGATAACACTTCAGCCTGGTACAAATATTTTGACCTTTACTGACAGCATTGATCCGGACTCCGTGAAGATTAAAAACTATAACGGGACCACAAACAAAATTACGCTAACAACAACAGACTCTCATTTTCTAGCCCAGAATAATGTTATATCTGTTGAATTTCCCACATATGCAGATATTGCATTTAAAGAAGTTACCAGCAATATAGTCACTATTACCACGGCTAATTCACATGGATTTGCAGTCGGTGACCAAGTAAATGTTAATACAACCCTGAGTACCACCATAACAAATAAAGAAATAGCTTCTGGTACAGCCACTCTCGGGGTAACAAATAGCTCCGCAATTTCTGATAATGATGTGGTGGCCGTGTCTCTTGCTACTACAGCACAAGTCGTGGCAAAAAGTAGATCAGGAAATCTAGTAACTCTCACCACATCAAATGCAACTACTGGCCATGGATTCTCAGACGGAGATGAAGTAACAGTTGCATTCCAAATTAGTGCGTTAGCAACAAATAAAGAGCTGAGCAACAACGTGGCGACTATTACTACGGCTCAAAACCATAATTTTGCACAAAATGATCAGATAAATGTTGCTCTACCCACTACAGCCAATGTCGATCAAAAAATTATTTCTAACACCCAAGTCACACTGAGGACTACCGCTGATCATGGATTCTCGCTCGGTGATAAAATTACTGTTGCACTCCCGACATCAGCTACCTTGAGTAATTCTAGAAAATATGGTGGTTCAGCATATTTAGGTGTCACGTTCATACAGTCATCTGGCACAACTAGGACCTTGACTACGGCTGTCCCCCATAATTTTACGGCGGGAGATCAAATCTATGTTGCAAGTATTACTGACTACAACGGAGCATATGAAATTCTTAGTGTCCCCACCACAACAACTCTTACATATGTAGTGACTGGCGGCACCTCTATTACTGACGCATCACCTGTATCCACTAATGGAATCGGAACCGTAACGAACACCACTTTAAGCTATCGAGTGACACTCAATACCTCTCCAGCCCATAGTTTTGCGGTAGGTGACTCGATATTGGTAGATGTAGGCCTCCCAACTACAGCAACAGTAACTAACAGAGTAGCCAGCTCCACTGAGTGCACACTCACATCAGCTGCACATAAATACAAAGTTGGTGAAGTGATCACAGTCGCCCTAACCGGAACTAATACTGCAAGATATAACGGAACATTCGCTATTTCTGCTGTGGCCACTGATACTTTCACATATAAATATGATGGAACTAGCGAAACATCTACTTCGGCTACTGGATCAGTAACTAATTTAACAATTCAAAATATTTATAACGGAATAAAAATTATTGATACGGTCCCGAGCAGCACTTCTCTTACATATTTAGTCTATGGTCAAGACTCATACACAACTAGTACAAGTGCAGGATCTAGTGCATCTCTCACTAATCTAACAAATACTGCAGTTAACGGATCAAATCTAGTTCTCACGACAGCTTCTGGAACTACTCTTCAATACACAAGGACGGTGTAGTAAATGCCAAGTTTTAGTTTTGGTGGCGGTGGAACCAGTAATAATGGTGCTTCATATACTGGCGCTACATGGGTTCGTACTTATGCCGGTACGGGATCTGGCAATCTTAATCTTGCCGGTGCAGCAGTTGTTAGCTATGACAGCATCTCAATTAATGGGTCCTATAGTAACTGTTACCCCCTATATTCGGGTGGATATGCCTACCTTTGGAGTAACGGTGGAACAATGTATTTCAGCCGTTACAACGGTAACGGTGGGACAGTTGAAGACTCCACTGGTTATGTCTGGTCAAATGGTAGCCTACAGGGAACTGTCACATACTCTACAGTCCCCGCCAAGATCGGCACACCTGCTGTTTCAGCAAGTGCTACTTTGTCTGGAACTATTAGTCTATCCTGGACTGCGCCAGATAGTGGCGGGGCAACAATCACTAACTATAGAATTTTTTATGAGACAAGTACTAACAACAGTACTTGGTCTGCTAAAACAGAAATAACAAAATCAAATAGTACAACAACTAGTTATACAGCTACTGGCCTTACAGTCGGGACCTATCACAGATTTTATGTATGTGCCGTAAATGCTCGTGGAACTGCAACATACTCAACAGTATCTGGATCAATACAAGCTCCGGGTAATCCAGGGGCTCCAACAAATCTCAGTGCTACAATCAGCACTACTGCTGTTGGGTCATCAATCCTTGGGTGGACTGCACCTGCAGTCGTGTCGAGTGGAATTACTGGGTATAACGTGTATGCCCAGCTATCTGGTGGCACTAGAACAAAAATTGCAACTCTGACAGGCACAGGAACTTCCTATACCGCAACAGGGTTAGTGCAACGTGGTGTCTATCTTTTCGATATAACTGCTCGAAGTGCTTTTTCAGACGCTAATTCAACTGAGAGTGCACCATCGACTACCTCTTCCACCCAAGCTTCAGGTGTCGCGTCTCCCCCACTCAATCTAGTTGTCACTACCGGTGGTCTTGAGAATCAACTTGTATTGAATTGGTTTGCTCCAAGTGATACAGCAGGATCGTCTATAACGGGCTACTATGTTTACCAATCAACTGGAGCATTAATTAGAACAATTAACTCTAGTTCGATCAGAACTGCCACTATAACTGGACTAGTTCCCGGCCAAAGCTATGGTTGGTATGTTCGCGCAAAAACGACACTTTCAGATACTTTAGGTACATATGGTGAAGCTTCAGCGACTGTCTACGCTGTCCCGCTAGGGCAACCTGATGCTCCTACAATGGTCTCTCTAACAGCACTACCTACTGTGTCCGGATCAGCAAAACTTACTTGGATCCCGAGCCCAGCGGCTGTCTACTTTAATATATATCGTACATATCCTGACGGAAGTTTTGCAGATGCGTTAGTTGCGTCAGTTAGTGGAACAAGTTATATATTTTATGGATTAAACCCCAATACTACTTATTACTACAAGATGTCGGCTGTAAGTTCTACTAGTGAGGGTTTAAAAACTACACAATCGCTATCAATCACTCCTCTATCCACATCAACACAGCCACTTACCACTACTTCTGCCGTTACTGATATAACAAACTCAACGGTTTTTAATGGTACATATTTAATTTCAAATATTTTAGATCCTCAAAAGTTTACATATACAAAAACAGCTTCAGACGTGTCTTCTACGACAATTCCCGGATCTTTTGGTGTACTTAATAACCGAACAAGTGACGATCTTAGTGGGACATTTACAATCTCTACATCGTCCCCGACGAGTAATCAATTTACATATACAAGAACTCCTACCTACGGGACCCAGGAAATTTCTACGACTCCAGTTAGTGTGTCTGTTGTAAATAATACAAATGCAAGATTCAATGGCGTATATACAGCGCAGTCTGATGTGGGAATAATCACATACTCGGTGACGGGTGCAAATGTGTCATCAAGAGTTGCTGCTGGAACTGTGGTGAATCAGAGTAACAGTACATATAACGGTGTATTCACTATCACCGGAGCAACAGAAACGACTTTTACATATCCTGCTGCGGCAAGTGGGCCAGATCAGGAGACTACGGCATCAGCTGGAGCAGTAGATAACCTGACGAATAGAACTATTTACAACATCGATGAGACTCTTGTTACATCTGTTCCCGCCTATAACAAGGTCATATATGAAGCAAAGCCTTCATTTGTCAATAGATCATATGTATTTGATACCACTACTACAGATTCAAATCCTGGAGACGGGAAAATAAAATTTAACAATGGCACTCTTGGATCTGTGACTTCTATCTATATCAATAACAAAGACTCCAGTCTGGCTAGTCAAATAGCTTGGTATCAAATGTGGGACGATGGCCTATCCCTAACCAATAAAGGTAAATTAATAGTTGCAAACTCTTCTGGACTTTGGAGTTTCACCGTATCCGGATCAATTGTTTCAGCTACTGGATATTACAAAATCCCCGTATCTTCACCAGTAGGAACCTCTATTCCTGCCGCCGGTGCTGTATCTGTGGCATTTGTTCCATATGGCTTTACAGACGCTCCATATAAATTTAGTACTAGTACAACTATTGGTGATCCGGGAAGTGGATATATCAGATATAACGCATCTTCTCAGATAGGAGATGTAACTAGACTAATTATTGATAGATACTCGAGCGAAACCAGTCCTGTAGATAGATTTAGCTGGATTGATAACTGGTATGACGCCACTTCTTCACCCACCGGGCGGATCTTCATTAGAAGCTACAACAGTATGGCCGAGTTTGCTCTTACTGGAGATGCTGCTTATGTTTCGGGTGGCACATACTTTAATGTTCCGGTTTCCTGGGTTTCTGGAAATGCAGGAATTATGACAGCCAACTTTCCACTATGGATCACATATGTTCCCAGCAAAACAGTAGACATAGCTCAGCCATACGGGAATGTGAGACGCGCCAATAGTACTGCCAACCTAGAGATTTTGTACCGGTCTGGATGGCTAGGTTAGTGGTAAACTAGATATAATTCTTTAGGAAAGACTTATGACAGACAACACTATTATTTCTCCGGTATACCGGTATTTCACGGCTGATCTTCTAACAAATAAAATTCTCGAAGAGATCCCGTTTCGTGGTGTGTCATATGAACGCACTATTAAAGGTGCTGGTGCTTTTCAAGGATCTATTCCTGTCATTGATGAAACAGACAGATTAGATCTATACGAAAACACAATGCCCGGTAATACGGCACTTTTTGTTGTCCGTAATGGTATATGTGTTTGGGGAGGAATTATTTGGTCCCGCTCATACAATATTGTTGATCGAGTTCTCCAAGTAAATGCAGCAGAATTTACAAGCTACTTCTATCACCGCAGAGTCTGGAAGACTCTCACCCAAGGGTACGGGGCGACAGTAGATGTCTATGGTGACTTGGGGATAGTCACTTTTGATGATGGATCAATCACCCCGCTCAAGCCGGGGTCTTCAATCCGAATAGAATTTGATGCCGTAGAGAATATGAAGTACGACGGCTACTACAAAGTTGCGGCCAGCCCTGCGCCTACTACTTCAAAATTCAACCTCGAGTCTACAAAGAGTACTGTTGATATCGAATCAATCAGAAGAGACGACAATACAATAATTCTCAATACAAAAACTCGTCATGGCTTTAATACTGATGACAAAATTTATGTAGATCTTGGGCCCACATCAGAGTTTACCGGAACTCATCAAATTAAAGTTCGTGGTGGTGTTGACTCTAAAACATTTAGATTTACGCTGCAGGGTGCTGACTTTGATCGTGAATATGTAACTGGTACTGCCAGTAGGTCTCTCCCTAATGGGACGTATAAGAACAGTACAGTAACGATAAAAACAGATACATATGACTACATTAGAAATTTAATTGATGCTGTTGCAAAAGACTTCACTGGCCCGGAGTTTCCAAATACATATATCGAACCTGGAATCAGGACCGCGTACAATATCACTCAAGCGGAGATTGATGATGGCGTAGCCATTATTAGTACAGATCAAGAAAATCAATTGAGCGAGGGTCAGTCTGTAGAAATTAAAAATCTGTCAGATTTATTTGATGGGGAACATGCTGTTTCTGCAACAATTACCAATAAAAAATTTTCATTCCTCACCCCCGGAGTTGTGACTCAATACAACGTGTCTGTCAAAGAAGCAGAAATTTCTGCTGTTCGAGTTAATGACACTGAAGTAGTTGTATTCACCACTCTCCCACACAGCTTTAAAGTGGGAGAAACAGTAGATATTTCTGTTGAATCAGACTTGGGGCCCTTCTCTAATAATTTTTCTGGGTATTTTGAAATTACTGCCGTACCATCGACAGATAGATTTAAATATAAAGCTGTCCAAAATGGATCACTACCCACAACAAACTTTTCTAATCCGACTGTCACAAAAGGACTGAATACTTTTGATGTTCTTAGCGGGAATGTTGGTGTAGATACTAAAGAATTTACAATTACAACAAGATCTTCTTCGGGTACTACCCGAACTATAACTACATCTGCAGCGCATGATGTCGTCGTGGGTGATGTAATTAAAGTTACGGATTTGACAGATAGCTATAACGGAGAATACACCATCACCGTAACACCGCCATCGTCAACCACTATTTCATATACAGCAACTGGATCCGTTTCCGAGACTGTGACCGATGCGGGAACTGTTACTCGATATAAATCAGAAGCGACTCTTTATACAGATCAAACACATGGATTTGCAATTGGAGACACTGTCACTGTAGCCAATGCTAATTTTATGCATCGAATTGCAGAAAAATCATATGATGCAGCGAACAGCCTGGCCACGATCACTACTTCTGTAGACCACCTACTAAAAACTGGAGATAGCGTAGATATTATTGGTCTCCGAGATAGCTCTGACATTGTCAGTAAAAAAATTACTGGAAACCAGAACAACAAAGAAGTAACACTTACTACGTCAGTATCCCATAACTTTGAAGTTGGGGATGTCGTGGAAATTTCTGAGATGAGAGATGTTTATCTTGTAACCAAGAAAAAACTTGCTTCTAATGTTTTTACAATCACAACGGGAACCAACCACAATCTTGCTGTAGGAAATGAAATAGAAGTTTCTGGGATTGTAGACAAGTACGCGGTAACAAAATATAAACTTAACAATTCTGTGGCCCGCTTAATTATTGGTACGCATAACTATCGAGTCAATGATGAAATTGTAGTTGTCAATCTCAAGGACTCCGCAATTGTTGTGAGTAAAGAGCTTCAATCAGGTATTGCAACTTTGACAACAGACTTTGCACATAATCTTGCTTCTGGGACAGAAATATCGGTCTCTGGTGTGGGTGACAAATTCGACGGAACATTTACAATTCTCAACTCCACGGATACCCAGGTCCAGTATGAAACTGCTGTTGTAACTGAGATCAGAAACGCTGAGGCAGCATACAATGATGCACTGGCTTCAGCCATTAGACGTGGAGTAGCTGACCCCTCTACAGATGCAACTGTAAAAGAAAAACGTAAGACTCTCTTAGACCTCACCAATGGCAACCGGGCAGATATGCCGCCGACAAAAACTGATGCAAATAAAGCCCTTATTAAGTCCACTACTAGCATCTTCAATGGTGAGCATCGTGTGACAGCTATAGGTAGTAATTACATTGAATATCGTCTAGGCGGTAATAATGTCCCGCTCACAAGTGTGGTCAATCTAACTAAAAGTGTTACAAACAAAGAAGCTTCTGCAGAAGATTGCACACTAACTCTCAATAACATTACTGATCTAGCCGTAGGAGACATTATTAATGTTCCTTCAGGTGTGGGGACCAGGTTCGAGGGGACATTCAGTATTTCAAGTATTGATGTTGACAATAAAAAAATTACATACAAAAAAGAAGGACAAACAGTAGCGGCAGCCGCTGTGTCAAGTCAAAGTATCACCACTCGGGTAGAGGTTAGCGGTAATAGTCCATTCAACGGAACGTTCAATGTTGCCTCGGTACCAAACGCTACGACCGCAACATACAACATTGGTATGACGGTAACAAAAACCATTGCAACATCGACAACATGTACCGTCACATTTACCAGCAAATACTCCATTGCTATCGATGACTCGATTGTTGTTTCGGGGATTGGTGCTCCGTTTGATGGCACCGTAACCGTTCTCACACTAAACACTGCCGATGATAAAACAACGATCACATATACAAACTCTTCCGGAACCCCGTCGGCAGAAAATACTCCTCCCGCTGGAATAGTGACACCAGTTCGTAATGATGTGTCTGAAACGGTTGTCCCTCTTGTAGTTGCAGATGGAGATCCACGAGCTGTTGTGAGTGTAGAGAGTGTTCACAATGGAAATAGAACAATTACAAAAGTAACAAGAAATACTTTTAGTTTTAATCAAGCTATTTCACAAACCGTAGATTTTGTAGACACTACTGGAAAAGCAAGTGTAGATAGCATTTTTAACGGGACAAATAAAATAGTTACAGTTACATCAAATACAACATTTGAATACACGCTTACTGGATCTAAAAATAATGTTCTTGAGACAGCAAATACTCAGGTAGCTTTTGTCATTGTAGATAATATTTTTAATGGAACATATACCGTTACAAGGGTGGATCCGGAGGATAATCAATTTAGTTATCGACTCTCACCAACTAGAACTAAATCAATCTCACAAAGAATTCTTCCTGGATACGGAAGTGCCACTGTTACTCCAATAGCGATAGTTAGCTCTTTTGGTCCGTTCCCCGGCAACTCGGATATCGGAATTGAGTTCTCCACTACGCAATACTCGGGTGTAAATGTCATACCTTCGACATATCGTGGTTTTGAGCTCAAGTCTGTTGGAGAGATCCTAAACTCCTACGCCGACAGTATCGATGGGTTCGAGTATCGGATCGACTGCGAATATGACGAAGTAAATAACACCTTTAAAAAAATCTTTGTTCTTATTCCAATTAACTTCCCTGCTCCACCACCAGAGGGAGAAGTCTCTCCCCTGAGTCGATTTGGTGCTGACAAACTTGTGTTTGAGTATCCCGGAAATATTTCTAATGTTGCGATAACAGAGAGTTCAGAGAATTCTGCAACAAGATTTTTTGTTGTTGGTGAAAATGATCTAGGTCCAGACGCTGGCCCTCCGTTTTCTGTGCAGGCTTCAGAAGAGTTTCTTAATGGAACGCAGGGTGCTAGAAAGTGGCCGCTTCTTGATGCAGACCTAAAGGTAGATAACGTAGCAGATGAGACAGCTCTCTACCCATATGCAACAAGATACTTGACAGAAGCTCGGCCACCAGAAGGTCAAATTTCTGTCTCAGTAAACGGATCTCTTTCCCCTGTAGTTGGTACATATTCACCTGGTGACTGGTGCTCTATCATTGTTGATGACAAGTTTATTCTGCAAAGAATGGCTAATGACATTGAACTAAGAGACACAGTTTTGGTGAGAAAAATTGACGCTATGAAAGTTTCTGTCCCAGATGGAACGACCTTCCCGGAAACAGTAGATCTAGTGCTTATACCGGAGTGGGAGGTAGATAAGCGTGGCTAGTGATCGATCTAGAAGTACCAGATCTCTCGGAAATAAAATCAGTAAAATTGACGGCAGTCTCGAGAGTGAAAGAAAAAGTACAGCAGCTCCGCACCTTTTTACGGGGGATATTCAAGCTGAGCACCTTGCCACTAATAGTGTCACAACAGATGCATTAGCAACTGATTCAGTTACATCAGATCAAATTTCCCGTGGTGCTGTTGGTACTGAGAACCTTGGTGTTGTCAACAAGATTTCCTCGGATGGGAACCTAGTTCTCAATGTCGGAGGTGATGGTCACCTTATTCTTGATGGTGTCAAATATGAAAGCCCGTATGACAACCTTTCAGATGCTAACAGCCTATATACGTTAGGTATTGTCCCCTCCACTAACGAAGTTCGCGTATATGCTGCATCTCCTGGTGGTGGGGGTGAATTTGTTATGGCTGCTATGCCATCGGGTGCCATTGTTTCGTGGCCGACAGATACCGCTCCCGATGGGTGGCTACTTTGTAATGGTGCATCATATTCTGCAACAGACCCAAACTATTCAGCCCTCTACTCTCAGCTAGTAACAACTGCGGGTTCGTTTGCTTCTGCAAATCCCACTGGAGTTACATCTGCAACGCGTTCTTCAACGACATTTACTCGAACAGTCACGACGGGGACAGCACATGGTCTCACTCAAGGTGATTATGTTTCTATTGTCAACCTTGATGCAAACTATGATGGCACATGGGTTGTTAGCGCAGTAAATAGCACTACATCTTTTAGCTTCACACACACAACAACGCTGACCGCACAAAGTGCTACTGCTGACACTACGGGGACCATCCGCAAGGTTGTTATCGATACTTTTGGAACAACTGGTGTCTTCCAGATTCCAAGTCACGGTCTCAAGATTGGTCAACGTATCTACATGACCAGTACGGGAACACTTCCCACTGGCATTACCGCGTATACAAACTACTGGGTCCGCTCGGGAGCGTTCTCTTCCAATACTTTTACTGTTTCAGCTTTTCCGTCTCCTGTAAACCAAAGCAGCACGGACGCGGCGTTACTGACTCTCTCGGGGACTCCTTCAGGGACAATTACCGTAACGTCTGCACCCTATGGGGCGGGTAACGGAACATTTAATGTTCCTGATCTACGCTCGCGTGTTCCTGTTGGAAAGCAGGCTTCACTTACCTACACAGGAGTGTCTTCATCTTCATCTACCAGCACAATTACCTACACAGTTTCAGCGGGTCATGCTCTCAAGCCTGGTGATGTTGTTGTTATTACTGGTTCATCTCAATCAACGCACAACCTGTCTAGGGCAGTTGTTGATACTACCCCATCGACAACAACATTTACTGTCATCAATGAAAACAACACAACGTCAGTATCTGGAACAGGTGCAACAGTAGTTTCGTCATATCGTATGAATGTACTTGGAACATTCGGTGGTGAGATTGCTCATCGTCAAGATGAGACCGAAGTTGGTCGCCATCGCCACTGGATTTCCGCTGCCGCATATGACGATGGAAACATGGCCACATCGAGCGTATCAAATACTCAAGATGGTGGTCTTGCTTTTGATGCTGGTACTTATAGCCAGAGCGACACGAACAAGATCTATGGTCGTTATTCAGCGTACAACGGACGACTTGGTACAACTCCAACTGATGTTCTAGGTGCTGTTCCTGCTAATAATATGCAGCCGTTCTTGACGGTCAACTACATCATTAAGTATGCCGTCTCCGACGGGTTGGCCGCTACAGTCAGTGTAGGTACAACTACGGCCCTAACTCCGGGTGCCCCCGCTACAGTCACCAATTCTGGCACTATTTCTGCTGCCATTCTTGATTTTGGTATTCCTCGAGGAGCCACCGGCCCAACCGGCCCCACCGGTGCTACTGGATCAACAGGATCATCAGGCCCAACCGGCCCAACCAATAGTCTGAGCATCGGAACAGTGACTAGCGGAGCCACTGCTTCAGCAACAATCACTGGCACTGCTCCCGCTCAAACCCTCAATCTCGTACTACCGAGTGGGGCGACGGGTAGCGTCGGACCAACCGGCCCAACCGGCCCCACTGGTGCCACCGGTGTCACCGGCCCTACGGGTGCCAGCGGTGTAGATGGCGACAGATATCATACAACTTCAACTACCTCAAATACAATAACTAATAATGGCACTCTAACTTTTATCACGGCAGATCTCTATCTTGACTACTCGATTCAACAGCATCTTATTATTGCCTACAACGCGTCCAACTATATGCACGCCTCGGTTACTTCTTATAACCCCACAACGGGATCACTAGTTGTTAGCGTAGACAACAAAATTGGATCTGGTACATACTCTTCGTGGGAAATTAATCTTGATGGTGCAGTCGGTGCTCAAGGTCCAACGGGCATAGCTGGGCCAACTGGCCCAACCGGCCCAACAGGTGCAACTGGAGCCACAGGCATCGGGGCTACCGGACCAACTGGTAGTACAGGTGCCGGCGGCGCACTTGGTCATTATGGAAACTTCTATGACACCCTGACTCAGACAGTAGCCTCGGTAAGTGTTGGTCAACCTGTTCTCCTCCGCAACGATGGAGGGTCAAACGGTGTATCTATTGCCAGTAACTCACGAATTACATTCCCATACGGGGGCGTATATGACATGCAGTTCTCGTTCCAATTCCACAACACTGGTGGTGGAGGTTCAGGAACTACAGTAGAGATTTGGCTTGTAAAAAATGGAACAGCGGTTCCAGACACTAATACTCGTGTAGCTGTCAATACAAACAGTCCATATGTTGTGTCCGCGTGGGACTTCATTGTAGAACCTCTTTCTGGAGACTACTACGAACTTTACTGGGCAACAGATAACACAGCTATTGAGATGGCTCACAATACTGGGACAATGGGTGGACCTGCAATTCCGTCTGCCATTGTGACGGTTATGCCTGTTATGTATACGCAACTTGGACCTACAGGTGCCACAGGAGTTACAGGCCCGACCGGGGTTACAGGTCCTACGGGAGTTACAGGGAGTACAGGTCCAACTGGTTCAACGGGCCCAACAGGTCCTACCGGTATAACTGGATCTACTGGATCTACGGGACCTACTGGCCCCACTGGCGCGACTGGTGCTACCGGTATAACTGGTGCGACTGGTATGACTGGATCTACTGGTCCTACAGGAGTCACGGGGAGTACCGGACCCACTGGAGCCACAGGATCCACAGGAGCTACCGGGCCTACAGGAGTCACTGGAGTTACTGGAGCAACAGGCCCCACTGGCGCGACTGGTGCTACTGGACCCACAGGATCTACTGGCGCGACAGGTGCTCAAGGATCTTTTGGTGGAGCGTCATTTGACTATAACTATCTGACCAACACTACTGTCTCTGATCCTGGCGCAACAAACTTAAAGTTCAATAACACTCTGACAACTGCAACGCTATTACTTATCGATCCTCTTGATATCAATAACGTCGATGCCACAAACTACTTGGAAACTATTGACGACTCGACATCTGCTATCAAAGGACACTTCCGAGTAAGTGAAACAGCCAATCCCAGTAATTTTGTTTACTATGCAATCAATGGGTATCACACTCTAACTCCTAGTTACTATCAAGTTCCAATTGCTTATTTGACAGGTTCTGTTACCTCATTTGCTAATGGTCTAGATGTCACCATCACCTTCGTGCGTACAGGTGATAAAGGAGACACTGGTGCGACTGGTCCTACAGGCCCAACTGGCTCTACTGGACCGACTGGAGTAACAGGTGCTGGGATTATTATTCAGGCGAGCACGGCTCCGACCAATACGTCCGTACTGTGGCTAGATACTGCTCAAGCTGCGTCTACCCTACTATCCTCAGATCTACCATCTAGTCCAGGTACTCCGACAGTCTCAACTGCCGCATCAGGAATTGGTTATGTGGGACTGCCGCAGGTATCTACTTCTACGGCAATAACCAGCGCTGCTGCGTGGGAGACATACGCTGGAAAGCACATCTATACAACAACCACGGGGCTGACTCATACGATTCCATCAAATACAACACTTGCCCTCCCCATTGGCACAACATTTGTATTTATCAACCCTGCTTCAGTATCTTTGACCATCGCAATTCAAACAAACACTATGTACCTAGCTGGTTCTGGATCGACAGGGTCTAGAACACTAGCCGCGTACGGAATGGCGACAGCTGTTAAAATTACATCTACAACGTGGATGATCAGTGGAAATGGATTGACATAATGACTGGAATTTTAGGTGCTGTGATTGGAACGGCAACCTCAAGTATACAAAACTTAGTCCCCAACCCCTCTTTTGAGACCACGGATCTGAGTAACTGGTTTACTGAACAATTGTTTAGGGTAAACACTGACGCTCATACTGGTTCATGGTCTGCCTATGCCACTTATTATGGTGAAGCTGACCCTAATGCAACGTTTCTTTACGGGTCGTCAATTCCAATGTCAACTGCAAAAAAATATTCTGTCAGTTTTTGGATAAAAAATGGTGGATCAACAGCTGCACTCGACATTTTTGGTAATCAATATACAGCTTCTGTTACAAGTAGCATATGGTCGTATGTAAAGTTTGAAAATTTAACTAATACTTTTAGTACAACGCTATCTTTTAATATTTATAGTCCTAATACACCAGGCTCTGCTGGATATGAATTTTTTCTAGATGATGTATGCGTCAATGAAGGAGCTACTGTACTCCAGTAGAATAAGAAGGAATACATATGACTCAGCTAAAATACTATGATACGACCACTGGTACGTGGGTACCTACAACTATTGGTGCTCAAGGTCCGACTGGACCTACGGGAGCAACTGGAGCAAACTCCACAGTAGCTGGACCAACCGGTCCTACAGGCCCCACGGGATCAACTGGATCAACTGGATCAGCAGCGACGGTCGCAGCTGGCACCACCACTACTACGAATCCCGGAACATCTGCAGCAGTCAGTAATGTTGGAACCTCTAGCGCAGCAATTTTTAACTTTAGTATTCCGCAAGGTCCAACAGGTGCCACGGGTTCAACTGGCCCTACGGGTGCTACTGGCCCTACGGGAGCCACAGGTACCCAGGGTCCAACCGGCCCAACGGGCGCAGCTGGGCTAATTCAAATTGTCCCAACTAGTGTCACCGTAGGGTCGGGATCTGCGAGCGTTGGATCAAATGGGCTGGTCACGTTTACAAGTGCGTCAAGCGTGCGACTCAATGGTGTTTTTAGCGCGACCTACAAGAACTACGTTATATATTTTTCAGCCCCAATTGGAAATGCAAACAACACACTAGCTAACACAACCCTTGTTCGTTTTTCTACAAGTGGAACTGTAAACACAACTAGTTCCTATACACATACAGGCGCCTACACACAAGCCGTTGCACTAGCTTCTACAAGCCGAGGCACATCAACAGGAGCAACTTCTTCGGTTCTAGACTTTCTGCAAGACACCTGCATAACCCTATACGCGCCTTTTGAATCTCGTGGAACATCCGCGACATTTACCAATGCATACGCTCAAACAAATATTTTTGGACAATTTGGATTCAACGCCGCAACATCTTTTGACGGTATTCAATTTTTCAACAACACATTTACAGGTACTGTTCAAGTTTACGGATTGGCTAACTAATGGAAGACATTACACCTGAAGACTCTGCTGCGCCGGTATACCTTGTTCCGCCAACTCAGGAGGAGTTAGATGAGCTTGCCATCTTTGCCGAGGAGCAAAGACTTCTTGAAGCAGAACTTCTTGCTCAAGAGAACATGAGACAGGAAGCGCGAAGTGCTGCTTTGGCTAAATTAACAAAGCTAGGTCTTACAGAAGAAGAAGCCCGTGCTGTTCTCGGTGTGTAGGAAGAATATAAGATAAAATGTGTAAATACGTTTTGATAGAAAGACACACATGTATGAAGTGAAAGATGGGGCCAGGACTCTTCAGTTTGATGGGTCCCTCCTGGGGTCTTCTACATCTAAAAAACGTGGATCCATTAGATGGATAGAATTTGAGATCTATAAAACAGATAGTGGTTCATACATTCTTTCTAGAGTCGGTGTTTCTCTTGTTTACCATTCTGGAGCCTGTGTTCTAGTTGATAAATATAAACTCCGTGAAGTTAACTCTGGTGATCTAACTAGAGGATCAGTACCTTGTGAGCTGTGTCAACCCACTTTCGAGGCACCCTTTGTATTTCCTGAAAAGTTACGGTACTGGGCCCAGGTATCAGACGATCCGCAGGCTGTTCTAGATGCTCTTTATAAGTATGATGAAAAGGGTGCTAGATATTTAACTTGGGTTGCTAGTAGAGTGTTGGAAGAAGCTGCTGATAATGATGCAGAAATAGATTCCATTTATAGGGTTGAATATATTCCGTGAGTGACGAAGAGAAAGACAGTGATACTCCAGCTCAAGCTGAGTATCCAAGTCCACTAAGATCCCTAATTACAGAGCTACACGAGGTGTACCAGGAGCTCCGTAGCGTTGGATTCCCTAGACGAACCGCAGATAGCATTGTTGCTAATATTCTTTTTGATGCTATGCTCAGTCGTCCACTAAATGAAGATGAGTACGGTGGGTATGACGACGATGATGATAGTGACGAACAAGACAGTAATGACATTGGAGTTTAATAATGACTAGCGGACTAGACGGAGTCAATGTTCACTTTGTAGATAGTTCTGAAAAAGCCGCAAAATTTATGACTTGGCTTAGTGAACGTCGCCCCATGAGTGCTGTGGGTGTGGACATCGAAACAGGAGAATACCCGGGCACCGACAAAAAAGGTGCCCTCTCTCCTTGGCACGGTGATATTCGCCTTGTTCAGATCGGTGATGGTATGGACGGGTGGTCAATTCCTTGGGATGAGTGGAAGGGTGTCTTCTACGAAGCTATGGACCGCTTTGATGGCCCAATTGTCTGCCACAACATTGCTTTTGAGGCTCGCTGGTTTGCTGTAAAGTCTCGCTGGGATGTACCGTGGCACCGAGCACATGACACGATGCTCATGGCCAAGATCATTGATCCGCTTGGGACCGGTGCGCTCAAAGAATTGGCTCGTCGACATGTAGATACCGATGCTATTGCACTTCAAGACACCTTGGATCTAAAGTTTCGGGACAATGGCTGGACTTGGGGTACTGTTCCAGTCAATTTCCAGCCTTATTGGTCATATGGTGCGCTAGATACTGTCCTGACAATGCGTCTTTTTGAGCAGTTTTATCGAATGTGTGGCCCAGGGGCTGCCTATAGCATGCCATATGAGATTGAGATGCAGACCCGCAAGATTGTTACTCGAATGGAGATCAATGGAGCTCGTGTAGACCTCGACTACTCTCAGAAAAAGCTTGATGAACTCACTCAGTACACCGAAACAGTGAAAAAGTGGGCAAAAGATACCTATAACACCTCGATCACTAGCAATCTTCAGCTTGCTAGAACATTTGAAAGTCTTGGTGCTGTTATTAATGAGCGTACAAGAACTGGTGCGCCATCTATGACCAAAGATCAGATCGAGCTTTTGTATATCAATGGAAATAATGAAGTAAAGATGCTTGCTGATGCTGCTTTGAAGCAACGTAAGGCTGACAAGCTTGCTAGTTCATACTTCAGTAACTTCCTCAAGGACAATATTGACGGACTGGTGCATCCATCCATTGGGACTCTTGCAGCACGGACAGGTCGTATGTCTATCACCGAACCGGCCCTACAGACTCTACCTTCGGGGGACTCTACAGTCCGTCGAGCATTTATCCCACGTGAAGAGGACAACGTAATTATCTCATCTGACCTTGATCAGGTTGAATTTCGTCTCACCGCTGCTCTTTCTCAAGATGAAAAACTCATTCAGCTATTTCATGATGCAGATACGACTGGTGGTGACGTGTTTACATCGATCATGCGTCAGGTTTACCAGGACGATACACTCCAAAAGTCAGACCCGAGACGAAAACTCATCAAGGGTGTTGTCTACGGAAAGCTCTACGGTGCTGGTGTAGATAAGATGGCTCTAACAGCTGGCGTACAAACCCACATCATGAAAGATGTTGTTGATGCGTTTGATAGCAACTATCCGGGAGTGAGGGGGCTACAACGAGGAATTGAAGATGCTGGCATGCGTCGCCTCCGTGAAGAGGGACAAGGCTATGTCCAGACTCGAACTGGTCGTCGTCTTCCCTGTGATGAGGACCGTGTCTATTCGCTCACTAATTATCTCATTCAGGCGACTGCCGCCGAGGTCTTTAAACAAAATCTGATTAAGCTTGATCAAGCCGATTTGACTGACTACTTGATTGTTCCCGTTCATGATGAGATTGTTCTTGAGGCACCACGAAGCGAGGTGCAGGAGGTTATGCAGGTTGTACAACAATGTATGACTACAACTGAAGGTTGGTCTGTTCCGTTGACTGCTGGTGTAGATGGTCCCTTTGATAACTGGGGATCAAAGTATGACTAAGCATGTAATTATTGCAGTGGATCCTGGTAAGGCCACTGGAGTGGCTATATTTGAATTTATCAAAGGTGAAGAGCCAGTGATGATTGAGACAACAGAAGTTCAGTTTGAGACTTTTGCTCCATGGGTACGTAAATGGGTCAACCACTACGTAATGGAAGATGTATCTCTACATGTCGTATGTGAGCGATTTACGATCAATGCTCAGACAGTAAAAAACTCACAGGCTCCGTTCTCTCTCGAGGAGATTGGTGTACTCAAACAGACCATGCTTGATTGTGGATTAAATATAGAAGATCTAAAATTTCAATCTCCAGCTGATGCAAAAGCAATGTTTGACAACACTAAACTTAAAAAACTGGAATACTGGAATAGGGGTGGAGAAGGCCATGCACTTGATGCTATTAGGCATGGACTGTTATATATGGTAAAGTTGGGCTGGAATCCGTTACCAAAACTTAGGTAGATTCTAAAAACAAACTAAGGACAAAAATGACAATCATTGCGGAACTCAACGAGTCCGGTGATCAGATAATTATTGACGCCGAGTGGCGTTACAAAGAGTTGTGTAAAAGTATCCCCGGAGCAACGTGGTCTGCCAAAGATAATCAGTGGCGTATGCCAGTCTCTTGGTCTGGCTGCTTGGCTCTTCGATCCACTTTCAAGACTCAACTAGAAATTGGTCCAGCACTCTCTGCCTGGGCTATGACAGAAAAATCTACGAGAGTAGACCCATCAAACGCATTGCGTGAACTTGTAGAAATAGAGGATGGATATGGAGATCTTTTCCCCCACCAACGTGCTGGTGTTGAGTTTCTTGCTACCGCTCGACGTGCTCTTCTTGCTGACGAGCCGGGCTTGGGTAAGACTGCTCAGGCTATCCGAGCTCTTGCACGCTTAAGTGAGCGAGGAGAGGATGTATTTCCTGCTCTTATTGTTTGCCCCAATACATTAAAGAAAAACTGGGAACGCGAATTTGCTCAGTGGTGGCCAGGTATTCGTGTACAAGTCATTGGTGGCACTGCTACGGTCCGTCGTAAGCAGTTTGATACCCTCATTGATCCCGAAGATGGTGATCCAAGACCGCATGTCTTAGTTATTAACTGGGAATCTCTCCGCAGCCACTCGCGTCTTGCTCCGTATGGTTCTGTTGCTTTGGCACGATGCCCCGAATGTGGTGGGCATAATGATAGTGTCAGCACTGCTCGATGTGAGGTACATGAGCGAGAGCTCAATAAGATAGATTTCAAGTCTGTTATTGCTGATGAGATCCACCGCTCTAAAGACCCCAAGGCCAAGCAGACTCGTGCGCTATGGTCAGCTACTGGAGATGCAGATATTCGCTTTGCACTCACTGGTACCCCTATTGCAAATAATGTCCTCGACATTTGGACTATCCTCCACTGGCTCTCCCCCGAAGAATGGCCCTCAAAGACTCGTTGGATTGACCGCATGGTAGACACAATGCTCAATGCGTTTGGTGGTCTCATGGTTATGGGAGTCAAGTCCCACATGAATGACGAGTTCTATGCCTCTATCAACCCCCGTATGCGTCGTATGCTTAAGCAGGTCGTACTCCCGTGGCTGCCCGAAGTAGTCGTAGATCGTCGTGACGTTGAGATGTCTGCCAAGCAGAAGAAGGCATATAACGACATGCGTGACCTAATGATTGCTGAGTTGGAAAATGGAGAGGTAGTTACGGCACCAAGTGTCTTGACTCAGACTCTTCGACTACTGCAATTTGCAAGTTCTTATGCAACTATTGAAATTGATGAAAATACTGGAGAGCCTAAGACTCTTTTGTCGGAGCCATCATGTAAGATTGATGCTCTAATGAATGACATTCAAAGCGGAGATTTTGGCGACGACTCGGTGGCCGTCTCCGCTGTGTCACGTCAGTTGATTGAACTACTAAGTGCTCGACTCACTAAAGCTGGTATTCCTCACGGATTGATTACTGGAAAACAGAGTGCTGAGGAACGTCAAGATGCTGTAGACGACTTTCAGTCTGGTCGTACCAAGTGGGTATTGTTTACGGCCCAGGCTGGTGGTGTTGGTATTACTCTTACCGCAGCTCGTCGCCTCATCCGTCTTCAGCGTCCGTGGTCACTTGTAGACGACAAACAGGTAAATGACCGTGTCCACCGTATTGGCTCTGAAATTCATGACTCAATCATCATCACAGATTATGTGACTGAGGGAACTATTGAAGAGCGTGTACGTCAGGTGCTTGAAAGCAAGGCAGATAACTTTGAACAGATCGTCAAGGACAAGGATCAACTCCTCGCCCTTCTTAAGCAAGAAAAGGAGAAAAAATAGTGGCTGCAAAAAATGCAAGTACCAGAAATGCGGATCGCAAAGGCGGTAAGGCTTGGAAAAAGCACCCCAAAATTTTTGACAAGACCAAGCGCCGACTTGTACCCGATGTCCCCAAATAAGGAATGACAAATGACACTTCACGATAATACTGGCGAGGTTTATACCCTCTCCAATTCTGAAATTCAGACGTTCAAAGACTGTCGTCGTAAATGGTGGCTGACGTACTACCGTCGTCTCAAGCCAAAGCAACAGAAGTTTACTGGACCTCTAGCTCTCGGTTCTCGTGTTCACGAGGCTCTTGATCAGTACTACACGACTGGTATCCCTCTCTTGGATGCTCACGCTAACTTGGTAGAACTTGATCGAATCAAACTGGCTGAGGATATGCGTGATCCCAGCGAGATTGATGGTGAGGCCGATCTTGGTCGTATCATGCTCGAAGGCTACCTTCAGTGGGTAGAAGAAGAAGGCATCGATGCTGAGCTCGAGATGATCTCCACAGAAGAAATTCTCTCAATGCCAATGTTTGACGGCTCTATTGAGCTGCAAGGCAAGATTGATATGCGCGTTCGTCGAAAGATCGATGGTGTGCGTATGTTCCGTGACTTCAAGACTGTGGGTGGGTCGTTCTCAGACTTCTCATCTACGGCCCACATGAACGAACAGATCCTCACATACATGCTTCTTGAGAATGCTAAGAACGAGGGAACTGATGAGCGTTCTGAGGGCGGTATCTTTACTTTGCTCAAGAAGGTGAAGCGTACAGCTAATGCCAAGCCCCCGTTCTTCGAGCAGTTTGAGGTCCGTCATAACTTGTTCTCACTACGATCTTTTTGGCAGCGTCTTCACGGAACTGTCTCAGATTTGATGAGAGTTAAGAAGTCACTTGATGATGGAATATCTCACCTGGCCGTAGCATACCCTCGTCCTAGTCGTGACTGCACCTGGAAGTGCCCGTTCTTTTCTGTATGTCCATTGATCGATGATGGTAGTGCTGCAGAGCAAGCAATCCAGGAAATGTTTGTGGAATCCAACCCATATGAGTATTATGGGGTAGAAGAGAAGAAAGGTACTGAATAGTGTCAGAAGTTCAGCGTTCGCTGACGATGCTCGTATACGGTGAATCAAAGGTGGGTAAATCCACATTCGCCGTGACAGCACCGTATCCGCGTCTGATGCTTGATGTTGAGGGTGGTCATCGCTTCCTCCCTATCAATGTCAAGTATTGGGATCCGCTCCGTGAGGAGCCTCCTATTGCAGACGGAACTTGGGATACATGTGTAGTAGTCGTTCACGACTACGACACCGTTCTCAAGGCTTACCAGTGGCTCCAAGCCGGTAAGCACCAGTTCAAGTCCCTCATCATTGACTCCATCTCGGAGTTGCAGGTGAAGTGCATGGACAACATTGCAGGAGTAGAAGCTATGAAGATGCAGCAGTGGGGCGAATTGCTTCGCCACATGGGTGCACTCCTTCGTGATCTTCGCGACCTCACGATGCATCCGACAGCACCGCTGGAAGCAGTTGTGTTGACGGCCATGGCTACTCCAGATCGGGATGGTCGATACCACCCCTATCTTCAGGGGCAGCTTAAAGTTCAGGCTCCTTACTTTTATGACATCCTCGGTGCCATCTCAGTAGAGACTGTTCCTAATCCAGATCCAATGCAACCGCCATACAAGGTTCGCCGTATGTATGTTGAGCGCACGGATAAGTACGAAGCTGGTGAACGTGTCCAGGGCCGTCTTGGTCAAATTGTTGAACAAGAGAACCTTGGGATTGAGCGTATGCTAGACTTGGTCTTCGGATCGAAACCCAATCCACTACAAAACGAAGGAATGAATCAATGAGTACGCTTAATTGGGGCGAACTTATGCGGGAAGCCAAGGCTTCTGGCGGTGTAAGTAGCTATGAGCCACTTCCAGATGGTGACTACGAGCTGAAGGTGCTTGAGTCTGTCATTAAAACAACTAAAAATGGCAAGCTAATGTTCTCCACGAAGAACGAGGTCCAGGGTGGTGCACATGCACGTCGCCTAGTTTGGGATAACTTGGTTGTCTCAAATGAAAATCCGGATGCAATGGGCATCTTCTTCCGCAAGATGGGCTCACTTGGTCTAGGTCAGGCATTTTTTGATCAGGAACCAAGTGAAGAGCAAATTGCTTCTGCAATGGTTGGTCGCACGTTCCGCGGTACTTTGGGTACTAAGGACTATCAAGGTAAAAAGAGCAACGAGATCCGAAACTACATGCCGGCTGGTCTTGCACTAGGTTCTCCCGCTCCCGCAGTTGCTTCGGCTCCTGCTCCTGCACCCGCTCCTGCACCCGCTCCTGCACCCGCTCCTGCACCTGCTATGGAGCAGCCAATGGCATTTGCACCATCCCCTGCAGCCGTACCACCGGCTCCTCCCTTCTAACATTAATCTCAAGGGGGCTAGGATAATACCTAGCCCCCAATTTTATTTAGGTAGGAAAAATGGCAGAACACATTAATAGAAGCATCGATAAAGACTGGGTACTTTCACAGCTTGATGCGGCCAAGATCAAAGATCCGTTAGTTCGTACTGAAGTTGGACGGATCTTAGATGCCTGGGAAAGCATCCCCACAACGGTAGATCCAGAAGTGGCAGAAAAAGCACTGAATATTGCAGCACGTCTTGCTATGGGATATACGCTAGTGGAGCCTAAAGCAGATGAAGAGGAAGTATGGGTTGATGTAATTCCTGGCCAGATAAAAGTTGCTGACATTGTCCGAATCAAAGCTCAAGCATTTTCTGGTACAACGGGTCAAATTCATAATGGTCGAGTAGGAAAAATTGTTGGAATTAGATATGGAGATATTATTTTCAAATCTACAGACAACAAAAAACCAGAGCTCGATGGGACCCACTATTCTCCATATAATTTGGAAAAAAGAATTAAATAACACAACTTCCCACATAATTAGGTCATCTTTAAAAAATTAAAGATGACCTAATTTTTTATTATTTTTCTATATACTAAATGTATGGATATTAATAGAAAAGGTGAAAGTCTCTGGTCCGAGTGGACTGGAGCAGAGCTACCTATAAAAACATATGGATCTGTGCTGTACTACACAATTGGTCATGTAGATCTAGAAAATGAAACAGTACGTAGGGCACTAGCTTCTGCCATCCAGAGAGATGGAGTTGCTGATGGACTAGGACATGCATATAAAGCTATAAATGATTGGTCAATTTTTCAGGCTTGGGCCGGAGAGATAGATGAATCTTATGAATTATTTATATGTGATGAATCTGGTGAAACAGAGTATGGAGACCTGGTAGATGAAGCACTACCTATTACATGGGTAGAGGTGTCTACAATTGCTTAGCGACGATACCAATTCGCTAGATTGGCAAAAAGATGCAACTTGCGCTGATCCAGATTTTATTGACTATAGAGATTTTTTCTTTTCTGAATTACCTGAAGAAATAGAAGATGCCAAAGAAGTTTGCTCTCACTGCCCTGTTCGTAGAGAATGCCTATCTTGGGCTCTCAATAACAAAGAGATTTGGGGCGTATGGGGAGGTAGAGATCAAAATGAAATTAGAGATGCCCTATCTATTTCTGAAGAAGGACAAGAGGTTAGAAGAACTAAAGAGGGTATTGCCCCAACCTGTCTTAATTGCGGATCTCACACCGAAAAATTAAAAACTAAAGAGATTGATATACCAGGTGGTGGAAGGTGGACAACTAAAAAAATTGTTACATGCAGCACATGTGGTTTTTATTGGACGAGTAGAACTAGTGCAAATGCTATTGAAGCTTATCTAGCTACACAAAAAAAGATCACACAAGAGGAATAATTCCAATAAACTCACGGGCATCATAGCTACCACCCATAACAAATGTAAGAATTCCAGGTTTTGACTGATCCCCCGATCGATCACGAAACCAGTCACTTCCCGGATCAACTGTTGGAGCTTGAATCCAAAATCGATGACCAACATCTAAACTTTTGAAATGGTGGTAGTGACCGGACACCCACACATCGCAACCACCCAAAGCGGTCTGACCGAGCATCTGTCCAGATAAATATTTCTTTACATCAGTAGAGAATTGGTGACCGTGAAAAAGTCCTAGCATTGTTCCATTAACGTCAACCGCAAGAGTCTGGTGTCCTGAAGCGGGGAACCTGAACTCCACATGAGCAAGAGCTGGATTTTCAGCACACGCATCTTGCACCGCGCTAGCTATTTCGACATTCCAACCATCTGCTGGATCCGCGGTAACTTGTCTAGTTGCTTCGTCGTGATTTCCATTTACTACAGGAACAATAATTCTCTCGGCAAGTGGAGCAAATATTTTAATTTGCTGGAGTAGAAGACGACGAGCGACTCGGACCTGTTCAGTCTGGCCAAGATCAGATGCTGCCTGACCTTGAAGGCGGCCGTTCTGTGAGACGTTTCCTTCAACGTGATCTCCCACTTCTGGGAGTACAACTGTCCCTAAAGACAGTCCAAACCGTCGTAGTCCTTCGAGTCGCTGAACAGACGCCTCTGTTCCATTAAGAATTCTTTCAACCGTCTGGGCTGTACCACCTGAAGAGGCTCTTTTTCCAAGCTGCTTATCAGCTCCGACATGGACGTAGGCTCCATCTCCTCCGACAATTTTTGATGCCTTTCCTGGTTTCCAAGTTTTGATTTCATTGACCAACTGCTCGAGGTCGAAGTCACGGATAGACGAGAGAGGGTGTCGAGGAGCAAGATTAATTCGTGACGACTCAAGCCAGTCACCATTAAAGGTTTGCCACTTACCGTGGCGAGCTGATGTAACAACCCACTCTTCTGGGTCGAGACCATGCTCGATCAAAATTTCTTCAGCACCGGGTGTATTCCCGAGTGGTCGTGGTGAAGAGACAGCAAATCCACCATCAGACCCTATCTCGGAACGAGGACGCCAGTTTTCTGGAGTATTAGAGATTCGAGTATCTGATCCAGATTTACCGGGACTGGATAGATCTTCCAACTTTTTTCTGATCTCCTCAGACATTCAAGTCCTCATCCCAGACGCAAGAGCAGTGTTTATTGTAGTGGAGACCTATAGCTGTAGAACCAATATTGTGGTCTTCAGAGCAGAGAACCCGGGATAAAGTGGCGTAACTTAATTTTCTGGGGTGGCGTTGAGGAAGAGCAACACACTCTGAGATATATGAACGTGTCTCTTCATCTAACTTATCTAGGATAAGTTGATATTTGCATCGATCTGACTTTTGACGTACAGATACACTCTGCAGCTTCTGTAGTAGTGGTGATGTCATTCTTCTCCAATCGGTACAAATGTACCTCTGAACATACTAACGTATGTTTGGAGAAAGTCTCTATTATGGGATGAGACTATTTATGACAACAGCAGAGATAATACTTACTAATAAAGAGAGACCGGCACCTATCATAGAAAGAGTAATAGCAACAGTTCTTGATCTCTTTTGCTTTTCAATTTCTAATTTAGCCGATTCAATATTGTCAATTCGAGCGTGAAGTTCTACGTGCTCGGCAATGTTCTCTTCTTTATAGTCTCTAATGCTGTTGAGCATTTCTTGACGAAGAGCGCTTTGATTTTTTGAAGATTCGACTTCCCACTTTTTCAAGTCGCTTTCGAGACGACCCATACGCTCGTTGTATGTATCAAATTTTGCGTTTACAAACTCTTTTGTGGCCATAGTCTCTTTTACTTCACGTAAACTAGACATAATTGTTTCGAACATAATTCGAAGTTCGCCTGGAGTTGGATCGCGATCAATTGGAAAAGTCATGGGGGTCGGTCCTATAGATGAGAAAATCAATTACTACAATAATAACTTATTTTAGACTTGCTCACTCTGGGTTGTGACGTGCTACGATGGTCGAACCAGATTTTTATCCACTCCTATTAACTAACAGGACGCTACGTGAATGACGAAAACAAACTCTTAAGGGGGGCATCATGGTATGCCTCTCAGGGTTGGAAAATCATAAAATGCTATGGAATTAGTTCAGATGGATCTTGTACATGTCATGGCAGCCACACCGATCCCAAAGACATCGGGAAGCATGCAGCACTCAAAGAGTGGCAAATTAATGCATCGGATGATCAAGTAGTCATTGAAGACTGGTGGAGAGCGGAACCAGAAAATAACGTAGCCGTCAACTGCAAACTTTCGGGTTTTGTAGTCATTGACATCGACCCTCGAAACGGCGGGTTCGAGTCATTTGAAATTATGATGCAGCGCGTCAATGGAGAAATACCCGAGACCGTTGAAGCAATTACTGGCGCGTACTCGGACAAAAGAAAAAAAATTGTCCGAGGTCGTCACCTCTTTTTTAAGTGTGACCCATCTATTGCACTCAAAGGTCGATTCACAAAAGAAGATAACCTACCCGGTATCGATATCAAACACACCGGATACGTCCTCGTTGCCCCATCTAAGCACCAGTCCGGTGTTGAGTACGAGTGGAAGCCTGGCCACGCTCCGTGGGAGATGGAGATGGCCGAGATTACAGAAGAGATGTTGGAATTTCTTCGTGATCGTAGGAGAAGTGGTCGAACATCTTCTGGTGGGGTTGTCGGCTCATATAGTACCGAACTTGGAGAGACAGATTGGTCCGCGTTTGATGGTTTGTCGTATAAAGGGGAGAAGTTCAATATTGAGCAAATCCTTGAAGAAGGTATTGAAGAGGGTAGTCGTGCAGTAACTGTCTATGCTCTTGCTTGCGCTCTTGCAAACAAATATGGCACTGACTCGGTAACACAAATTTTTATCGAAACAACAATGATGCGGTTTAATCACGAAAAGATTAATCCGCCTATGGAGCTCGAGGGGCAAAACAGTCTTTTAATGCACGTACGTCGTGCTATTCAGTTTGTCGCAGAAAACCCTAAGCACTTGTGGGGGAACCCAGAACTTGCCGAGTGGCAGAAGCGGACGGCAAAAAATCTTGGAACAGACAGATCACTCGGATCATCAATATCTCATATAAACACTTCTGATCCTGATAATCGTCAAGATATTGATGGCATAGAAATCACTTCTGAGCCGGGAACTATTGGAAATGCTGTTGAGTATGGAGTAAAAGCCGGAGCATCCATTATGGATGCAACTTCTTTTCGAAATATGGACATACCACTTGATCCAGATGCTATATCTGCAGACGATGGTGGAAATAAAAAGCAGCGATCACTCACAGATGTGGGGAACGGTCGTCGTCTAGTAGATAGTTTTCTAGCTGGCATCCGATACACACCTGTTCTTGGGTGGCATGTGTGGGACGGCACTCACTGGCGCCGAGATCCCGAAAATCTTCAAATTCGAGAATTATCAAAAAAGCTATCATCAATGATTGCTAGTGAAACTATTGAATATGAAGATATCGACAAGAAAAATGAAATCATTGCATTCTCAAAGCAGGCAAAATCTGCCTCAAGAATGAAATCTGCAATTGATAATGCCACTTCTGATATTCGCATTCAGGTCCCAGTCTCTCAGTGGGACAGTAATGTAGAGCTTTTTGGTGTTGCGAATGGAGTTGTCAATCTTCGTACTGGTGAGTTGATGCGAGGTGTGCCAGAACTCCACATCACTCGACATTCCCCTGTGGCATTTACTCCTGGACTGACACATCCTCGGTGGCAAGAGTTCCTTGACTTTGCTACATATGGAGACAAGGAGTATCAGGCGTATCTACAGCGTGCTATTGGGTACAGCATGACTGGGCTCAACGACCTCGACATTATGTTCTTGATCCACGGCCGTCCCGGCTCGGGTAAGAACACATTTATTGAGTCATTTTGTAAAGCTCTTGGTATGTCTGAGTACGCATATCCAATGGAGTCTACGGTACTTGCTCAAGACGACGGACGCAGCACAAACACAGACTCATACCACTACGCTGAACTTCGTGGTAAGCGCGTTGTGTGGGTAGATGAGTTGCCTGAGACTGAGCGACTTAAGGAGAACGCAATCAAGCGTCTCACCGGTTCAGCAACTATCTCTGCACGTTCTCCTGGCGAGAAACCGATCAACTTTGAGTCACAGGCTAAATTATGGATTACTACGAATCACCGTCCTATCATCACTGACGATGCTATGTGGCGACGTATGCGTGCACTTCCGTGGGACCGTATCCCCGAGAAATCTGACCCGACACTTAAAGCATTCTTGTCGGATCCTGAGGTAGGTCTCCCGGTTTTGCTGTCGTGGGCTGTTCAAGGTGCAGTGGACTATTTTGCATCCCCCGAACTAGATCCACTAGCTCCCGAGACATGTACCGTTGTCCTCAATGCAACTAATTCATACCGAAGTGATGAAGACCGTATGGCGATGTTTATTCGTGAAGAACTTGTTGAAGCTCCAGGAAAAATTACAAGTGTTAAAAAAGCGCGTACAGTTTATTCTTGGTGGTCTGAAGAGCGTGGTGAGAAGCCCATGACTCAGATTTCCTTTACTCGTAAGCTTCGCGATCGAGGAATTCATATTGAAGGTGTTGGATCTGATGCTCAAATTTATGGCTACGAAATTAAAACTAAAACTCCATCTCCTCTCGGGGGAGATGATTGGTCGTCCCTCAGTAAAATGGCAAGATAGGTGAATAAAATTTTTAACATCGAAGATTTACCAGAGATTATTGTTGAAGAAAAATCAGGAAATTTTACATATGTCAAAGTAGGAGTCTGGTCTTTTTGCATAGAAGATGATCTGGATAGAACGCCAGAACAACTAATGGACGATGCACGAGCATTCGCTGCTTATGCCCTCTATCATAAAAAAATTAGATCAGAAAAGGACTAAGACTAGTGAAGATTGCGGTCTATACAATTGCTCTAGATGAAGAGAAGCACGTAGAACGCTGGTACGAATCTTCTAAAGAGGCTGACTACCACCTAATTTTAGATACTGGATCTGCAGATAAGACGGTGGAGATTGCCGAGCGTCTCGGAGTCACGGTCTATAGAGCGTCAATCAACCCGTGGAGGTTTGATGTGGCCCGTAACACTGCTCTAGCTTTACTCCCGGCAGATATTGATTTTTGTATTTCTATGGACGCTGATGAGATCTTGATGCCGGGGTGGAGACAAGAGCTCGAGAAGATCGAAGGATCGAATATAACTACACCTCGACACACATTTACCTTCTCATTTAATCCTGATGGCACTCCGGCTTTTCAATTTGGTGGGAACCGTATTCACGCTCGCCATGGTTTTGTCTGGAAACATCCGATCCATGAACTTCTTACACCAACCGGGATTGAGGATATTCAGGGGTGGGTAGATGTGGAGATGCAACACCACCCGGATCGAGAGAAGTCTCGTGACCAATACTTATCTCTTCTAGAGAGGGCTGTGAAAGACGAGCCCACCGATGCGCGTATGTCTTTCTACTATGGTAGAGAACTTTACTATCGAGGTAGGTATAAAGAAGCGGCTAAACAGCTTAATGATTTTCTTGCTCTTCCTGGGGCAACATGGATCGGTGATAGATCTGACGCTTACATTTTTATCTCTAGGTGTGTAGATGACCTAATAGAGGCCAGACAATGGGCATGGCTTGCTATTCAAGAGGCCCCCGATCGTCGAGAAGGATATGCTCGAATGGCTACTCTTTGCTATCACGCCGAAGACTATGAGGAGGGGTTGATATATGCAGAGCAGGCACTTGCTATTACTGAGCGTCCACTGCAGTACATGTGTGAAGATTGGGCTTGGGGTTGGGAGATCTTAGATGTGGCTGCCATCTGCGCATGGGTTTTGGGTGACGTAGAAAAAGCCCGTAAATATGGGATTGAAGCACTAAATCTCAACCCAGACAACGAAAGATTGCAAAATAACGTTAAATATTATCTCGGGTAGAATAGAGGGGATAGTTTTTTAATTCAGGAGCTTCCATGCCCATCATCAACCTGAGCACCCTCAAGGACATTCTTGGTGGTACATCTCCGGTGAGCGCTACCATATCCGCATATGTTTATCGTGGTGGTCAAAGGGCTGTTCGTTATGTCGGAGAAGATGTTATTTTTCCCGCACCAGTTACTGTGGACATTATTAATGGAGTTCCTCAGCACGATCTAAATCTTGCAACTATTCCAATTGACTGCTACTGGAAAATAATTGTTTGGTCAGATAGTAAAACACCTCTCCGTCGAGATGTGATACTTCCAGCCGGGACTGGACCATTTGATTTTGACGAATTAGTAGACATAGATCCATCAACTGCTTTGCCAAATCCTGGTACTGAACTTGCTACTGCGTATCTAACTTCGATCCAGGATGCTGCTGATATAGCTCAAAATGCAACCATACGTCAAAATGTATACTCACTGACTTATTCCGCGACTCTCACTCCCAATCCTATTAATGGCCCAATTCAAACAGTGACACTTACGGGAAATACAACTATAAACGGTTTTTCTTCGCCACTAAGCGGGCAAACAATCAGATTGATTCTGACTCAAGATGCAGTTGGGGGGCGTCTTTTGAGTTCCACTATGAAATTTGCTGGTGGGGTTAAAACTCTCTCTACTGCAGCAAATGCTATTGACATTCTTACCATTTCTTATATTGGGACCACATACTATGCCACCTTGGATAAGGGTTACGCATAATTTAGATCTTTCACTACTTAATTAAAAAGATAGACCGTCGTTATACGATACACTTGTATTACAGAACTAATTACATTGGAGAATTATATACATGGGAATGCCCAATCCTTTTTCAAAATATCCAGTTAGCGATGACTGGGCAGCTCACCGCGCCCGCGGGTCTCTTGGCGGGACTGACTATGCCACTCCCGTAGGTACCCCAATCTATTCGCCCAATCCCGGCTATGTAAGCAAGTTACGAATACGGATCTGGGTCTGGTGGGTACATCATCACCCTTGCCCTTGCTGACAGCCCCGGATACAAAATGCAGTTTTTGCACTGCTCATCTTTTGAAGGCACTAACCGCAATGTAAATACGGGCGATCTTCTTGGCTACACCGGAGGGGCTGCAGGTGCGCCTGGAGCGGGATCCTCAACGGGGCCTCACGTACACGTCCACATCATCAACCCCGGCGGTGGACGTGAAGATGTGCAGCCGTGGTTCAATGAATCTAGCCCCTCCTCCTCTTCTTCTGGGATCAATGCCAGCATGGCTGCTGCTCAGCAAATACTTGCAAATGTAGGTCTTTATAGTGGACCTATTGATGGCGTTTTTGGACCTAAGTCTTGGAAAGCTACACAAACATGGCTAACAAAATATGGACTCTATGATGGAGCAATTGACGGAATTCCTGGACCTAAAACGTATAGAGGAGTTCAAATGTATGGTCAAAAGAACGCTAACTATGCTCCTCCCGGAGTAATTGATGGAGTTCTTGGCCCACTCTCTTGGGCTGGATTTGTTCAGTCGTTGAAAGAAGATACAGCGCCTGCTCCCACTCCCACTCCCACTCCCACTCCCACTCCCACTCCCACTCCTGAGCCCGTAAAGCCTGAGCCCGTAAAACCCGAGCCGGCTAAACCTGAACCCGTCAAGCCCGTAAAGCCGACACGACCAACCAAACCCACCAAACCCACCAAACCAATTAAGGAACCAACTGTGCCAACCGTGCCAACTGTACCTTCACTACCCGATGATGCAAATAATGCAGCTCAAGATGCCCTCGGAATTCTCATTCCAAAAGCAAAGAGTCGTAAGCTCGCTTACGCCCTTTATGGTCTAGTTTCTCTAGTTGTCAGCAATGTCTCGATCGGTATTGTTGCTTCTGGATTGCCGGCTCCATCCTGGATGATCGTCCTACTCGCTGTTGTCGGTAACCTCGCAGCCCCCTTTGCAACACTTGCAATCGCGAATGCTGGTACCACCAAAAAGTAAGCTAAAATAAGAAAGCAGACCTGGCCACATTCGTGATCACCGGGTCTGCTTTTTTTATTTAATTTGACAAATAATCATAAAGTTGTGCTACAGTATCTATAACGCAAGGGCGACGGTCCAAGCGGAGTGATGGCTGAATGTGCCTTTCCAGTGAGGGCCTAAAGCATTCCCCGGGTTAGCGCCCTGCCTTAGCGGGTAAAAGGGGAAGTCGGGTGCGGTACTACTATGTATTGCTGGAAACCCGTGGTGGTAAAATGCAATCCACCCACTCAATATAACCCCCGTAGTACGCGGGCTTAGCGGTGTACAAGTCCGCAGGTGCACAACCCCCTCACAGTGAGGGGGTTTTGTGTTTTATTTTGTCTCTAACTTTTTAGCTAGTAGATTGATCTCATGAATAAAATTAAAAAAGCATGGAGGGCCGTAGAGTCTGCTCCTTGGCATGTAAAACTTATTCTTGTTTTATCTATAATTTATTTACTTTCTCCAATTGATTTAATTCCTGATTTCATCCCTGGGCTAGGTCAGTTAGATGATATTGTTCTAGTGGTGCTAGTTACTCGGTATGTGCGTAAACATATTCCGGAGTTCAACATCAACGGGATGTAGCTCAGCTTGGTAGAGCGCTGCGTTTGGGACGCAGAAGTCGCAGGTTCGAATCCTGTCGTCCCGACGGCGGTGTAGCCCAATGGCAGAGGCACACGGTTTAGGTCCGTGCCAGTGTGAGTTCAAATCTCATCACCGCTACAAAGATCTTGTATGTTAGACTCTCTTCATGCAAGAGAATATTGTTAAAATGCTTATTCGAGACGAAATGATAGAAGCCGGAATCGTCTCTATTGAGGGCACTATGCTCAGTTATTTTCACGAAGATAGAGAATATCTTGTCATGCTGAGCGTTGTAGATATTACTGATTGGGATCTTGAAAATGACGAATGATCCGGTCCGACAACCATCCCACTACTTTCACCCAAGTGGTATTGAAGTTATTGAGATCACAAAATATGAGTCCTTTCTTAGAGGAAACATCATTAAATACATTCTCCGTGCTCCATTTAAGGGACAAGAACTAGAGGATCTACGCAAAGCTCAGATGTATCTTGAGTGGGAAATTGCCAGAGTTGAGAAAGAACTAGAAGATAAATGATTTTTACCAGTGAGCTAGACGTAGAGCTTGTTCAATGTGTTGGAACTGATGAAACAATTGCAAATGCTGCTCGAGTCTCTACGGGGGCCGTAGCCGATGCGTATACCGAAGAAGAGAACGCCAAGCTACTTGGGTACCTCATTAAGAATCGACACGGTAGCCCATTCGAGCACAACTCGATGACTTTTAAGATCTCTGCTCCTATCTTTGTGTTCCGAGAGTTTCAGCGTCATCGAATCGGCTGGTCTTACAACGAAGTGTCGGCTCGATACAAAGAGATGGATCCGGTTTTCTATGCGTACCCACCAACTAGGCCTCTAGTCCAGGAGGGGTCGTCTGCTCACCCAAAGCTTGTTGATGGTCATCCGGCTATGACTACGATGGTCAACCACGAAATGATGACTGCATATTCTCACGCTTGGGCTACCTATAAAGCTCTTTTGCGTCAGGGGGCTGCTAATGAAGTTGCTCGATCTGTGCTTCCTGTCGGTCTCTATAGCCAGATGTATGCGACATGTAATGCTCGCAGCTTGATGGCATTCTTATCCCTGCGAGTCGATGCTGAGAACGCTCAGTTTGAGACAAAGCCCCAGTGGGAGATCGAGCAAGTTGCTCTGAAGATGGAAGAGCACTTCTCTAAATTGTTTCCGGACACACACTACTTTTTTAACAAAAATGGTAGAGTAGCTCCGTAACAACTTGCCTCCTTAGCTCAGTTGGTAGAGCGCGATACTTGTAATATCGATGTCATCGGTTCGATTCCGGTAGGGGGCCCCAATATTTTATTTGTGTTACTCTAACACCATGAGAATCTGTACGTCTTGTGGAGTATCTTCAGTAGTTAACTCTAGTAAATGCCGCCCGTGCTACAACGAGTACATGCGTATCTACACATTGAACAGATATCATCGTCGACGCGCTGAGGCTATCTTATATCTTGGTGGTTGTTGTTCCCGATGTGGTTCCACAGAAAGCTTGGAACTTGATCATATTGACTCCAGTACTAAGGCTTATGACATCTCAAAAATACTTGGTGGGGGAAGTAAAGCTAAAGTCCAAGAAGAACTTATGAAATGTCAGGTTCTTTGTCACTACTGTCACGTCACAAAGGGAAAAGAAGTTGGTGATGACGGCGCTGTTGAGCATGGTGGTGGGGTGACTGGGAAACGAAATTGCAGGTGCGATCTGTGTGGTCCACTAAAGAGTGCATATATCCGAGAGAAGCAGCTTAAAAAAGAAACAAAAGAGCGTGATAGGCTTTCTAAAAATGAAGACCCCTCGTAGCTCAGCGGAAGAGCATATGGTTTCTACCCATCAGGCCGGGAGTTCGAATCTCTCCGAGGGGACACCGGGAGTTAGCTCAGCTGGTTAGAGCCCCGAACTCATAATTCGGTCGTCGCGGGTTCAAGTCCCGCACTCCTGACAACACAAAACCCCTTGGCCGATATATGCCGAGGGGTTTGGTGTTAGATTCTGGATCACCGCCTATGTAGTTGCCAGTTAACCTTTCGTTGGGTGAGTTTGAACATTTGAATCATTCAGCTCCTAACTGGCCATGCGGCCATCTCATACAAGATACTTCTATTTTAGAAGTTATTGAACTGTTCTAGATCTTTGCTTGTGATCGATATATCAGACCTGTCTTACAATAGAAGTAGCCAAGGCGCAGCTCCCCTGCTGCCCGGCATTGTGAATTTCGCTACCTCACAAAAGCTAATCCCCCTCTTAAAATATATTAGAGGGGGTTTAGTTTTAATAAATATATATGAGAAGTTGGGGGTATATAATAACAATTTATATACTAGCTCGCAAGATTTTAAGGGGTGCTACACTAGATAAACCCAAACAAAAACCCACAAAATGGCCAAGTTTTCTTGGTCAATTTTCATCTCACCTGGAGGTCAAATATGAAAGATAAAGTAACAACCCTTGGCGAATACCAGGTACCAATCGACCCGATGGATGAATTCCAATGCGAGGGGTGCCAATAGGCACGACCCCGATTATCGGGTCCGGCCCGGTGCTCCTCGATCGTTGCTAGAGTTGAGCGCCGGGCCAACCAATCTTATAAAATGACTATATGACAGGCGTAACTCCGGAGACCTTAGTTCTTACTTCTGAGGGTTATCAAAAAATTTCATCACTAACTGGATCTCCATTTTTAGTGTGGAATGGGTTTGATTACACTCCAGCAGTTGCGCAAAAAATAGCCGAACAACAAAAAGTTATTCGGATAGAGCTTGTTTCTGGGACTGAAATTGAGTGTGCAGCTCACTTTGAATTTCGGATCCAACGTGACTACTACGTCACTGCAGTACACAACCAAGAAGCAAAACACCTCACCGCCGGAGATCGACTCATCAAGGGTTGGTTTCCGATAGTCACTTGTGGAGATAAAGAGTTTCCTTACTCATATACACATGGCTACTACTCGGGGGCTGAAAAGTTTCGATTAGGAAATAAAGTTCTCGCCAGATCTGCGGTCTATGGAGTAAGACGACAATCTTTAAAACTTTTACAACTAAATACAGAGCTAGATCAAAAAACAAGTCTCAAGTTTTTAGAAGATATGCCTGAAGATTATGAGATCCCATTTGATTCTGACTACTCACTAGAAACAAAACTAGAGTGGCTAGCTGGACTTTTTGATTCTGGTCTTATTAAAAGAAAAGTGGGAATCAGGCCTATTTGGGATATTTACTCAGAAAATCTTGATTTCTTAAAAAGACTAAAACTGTTTAGTCACACATTAGGTGGAGACGCTCGAGTAATAAAAAATAGTGATCTTGGAAGAGCTCACTACACTTTTCGTCTAGCCAACACTTGGATACAAAACCTAAGAAAAATGAATATCCCCGTCGTTAATCACACATTTCCCGAGATCAACTACACAAGAAGAAGTATCGATTACCCAAAAATATCTCAAGTAATTGATGACTATAGATACTCAGACCTGTATAACATCACGCAAGAAAACAAAGATACGGTTGTCCTCAATGGCATCCTTGTCCCAAACAACTCAGAAAGGTAACACAATGGGAATCCTCGGAAAAGGAATCCAGGAGGGCCTCCTCCTCAAGCCAGTTAAATATCAGTGGGCTATGGACCTGTACGACCAGGCTGTGGCAAACACCTGGTTCCCCAACGAAATTCAGCTCGGTGAGGACATCGCAGACTTCAAGAAGATGACAGAGGAAGAGCAACACGCCATTACATTTTTAATGTCGTTCTTCAACCCCTCTGAGCTGATTGTGAATAAGGCTCTGGCATTTGGTGTCTACCCATATCTGAATGCTCCTGAGGCGCACCTGTACCTCGCCAAGCAGATGTGGGAAGAAGCCAACCACTGCATGTCGTTCGAGTACGTTCTCGAAACGTTCCCGGTAGATCGTACAGAAATCTACAATCAACACGTTTCGGTCCCTAGTATCAAGGCTAAGGAAGACTTCGAGGTCAAGTTCATCAAGCGCATGACCGAAGAAACTCTCGACATCGAGACTATAGAGGGCAAGCAGGACTTTGTTCGCAACCTTGTGGCCTACTCGGTCATCAT